CAAAACCCTTTAGACCAAACTCAATTCTCCCAATATGTCCTCCCCGGCGGCGAGAACTACCGCGAGGTGGTGCTGGCAATGAGTGATCCGAAAGCCCCCGAGTATCACAAGGTTGTTAAACTGGATGACGGGACTTTCGAGGTGACTGACCCTGACAGCTACGGAATCCCAATGGATAACCGAGATGACGCTGAAAGACAGGCTCAGTATATGAATGAAAAACGGTTTGGCGGCACTCCTCCTTCATACACCTCCTCCCACTTCCCCGACATCCCCAACTATGTTGCCCATATGCGCACAAACGAACGCACGCTGGACGATGGTAGCGATGGATTGTTCGTGGAGGAGTTCCAGTCTGACAGGCATCAGGCGGGGAGGAAGAAGGGGTACGCAGGAGAAGATAGTGGCGAGATCCCAGACGCACCATTCCGCACCACTTGGCCCATCCAACTCTTCAAACGCGCACTTCGTGATGCCGTGGATGGTGGCAAGGACTGGATTGGTTGGACGACTGGAGAGACGCAGAATGATAGGTTTGATTTAAGTAAGTCTCTTGACTCAATAGAAGTCCGCCGAATTGATGGTAGTAATCGCGTAACCGTTTACGGGACAAATGGCAATAATAATGTTATTACTCAACAAAGCACGCTTGAGGCACTACCAGATGTAATTGGCAAGGAGTTAGCAGAAAAGGTGATTTCTGATATGTCCCCTAAAGGAACTCCGCAACAGATTCAACGCGCCAAAATCGCAGCGGAAGAAGCTAGAAATAAACTGCAACAACCCGGAGTAGGGTATGATAGTCCATTGTTTGATGAATATGAGCGTAAAGCTGAAGAGTTCCGTGTATTAAATGGAAAGTCCGATGTATCATATAGTGGTCTAGACCTAAAGGTGGGCGGCAGCGGCATGAAAGGATTCTACGACAACATGCTCCCAAAAGAGGTTGGCAAGTATGTCAAGCAGTTCGGTGGCAAGGTCGAGAAGGCAGACATGACGCAATCCGTGGAAGCCGACATCATGAGCGGTGAGGAAGCGGAGACTGGCAGCATTCCAATCTGGAAGGTGAACATCACCCCAGAGATGCGGAAGATTTCGCAGACTGGTCAGATGCGGTTTATGCCAGAGGGTGAGGCAAAGGAAGCTAATCTAAAATTGCTACAAACCAAAGAAACACTAAAAGACTGGGCTTTTGGTCAGGCAAATTGGAAGGATTGGTATTCAGAACACCAAGAAACTCTAGATGATTTCTTCGGGGATCAAGCTGAGTTGTTCCAAGAAATACTTGCGGTCACATCGCAGGCTGCATCAGTAAAAGCAAATGTTGGACTTGCGTTAAAAGCGTTTGGTCAATTGATGCGCAATGAAGAATTTGACGGAAAGCTCAGAGGTGAGGAAAAAAGTGGATACTTGCCAGCGGTCATTAAAAACCTTAATGCAATCAAAAACAAAACTCAAGTTGGTGGTAGAAAAATATCAAACTACAAATCAGCCAACGAAGGGGATTCGTCTAAGGTTGTTGTAGACAGGCACATTGCGAGAATGCTATTTGGAGTTGATACGCCAACTGCAAAACAATATGCTAAAGCAGAATCTGTCTTGTCAGATGTCGCAAAAGAACTAGGTTGGGAGCCAGCACAGGTGCAAGCTGCATTATGGGCGCAATCAATTGTAATGTCTGGAAAAGAACCAGTCAGTTATGGTGCATATCTAAAAAGCCTAGAGGCAAAAAAACTAACAAAGAAAGAACTGATAAGTGGACTCAAAGGAAATCAAATCACAAGAAGAATTGGACAGCTTAGTGGATCAGGCTATGGAAGCAATGAACTTAGCAAAGCAAGGGGAAGATATTCTCCTGCTAGCGAAAATGCTCCTAAAGGAAAAAAAGGACTAGGTGCATCAACACCAAAACCCAAGCGGTCTACCGCAAAAGGCAACGCTTCAGCTATTGCAAACGCCGCAAAGCTGAAGTAAAACTAACCACCATGAGCGAGAAACTAACCGCAGAACCAGATCAAGAATGGTTCGCAGAGGTCATGCGTCGAGCCGAGGAGCACGGCAACAGGCAGCGTGTGGAGTTCTGGAACCCACAGGCGGCGGCAAAGTGCCTCTGGCTACTCGCACAGGGGAAGAGCATCAAAAGCACCTCCGAGATCACAGGACTTGCCCGTGACACCGTGCGGTCGCTCATGTGGCGGCATTCTGACACTCTGGAGACGAAGCGGAAGGAGTTCTCGCAGAAATATGCGATGGCTGCTGAAACCTACACAGACCTGCTGTTTGCGAAAGCGGATCAGCTTGCCGACGACCCCGACCAACTCAAGAACATCTCACCCGACCGACTGGCGATCACCGTGGGTGTCCTCACGGACAAGAGCATGCAACTCTCTGGCATGGCTACTGCGGTCGTGGAACACAGGCAGGGGGCGAGTATCGACGATGCCGCCAAGATGATCGCAGAGGCTAAATCTCGCATCGCTAGCAAGGTGAAGGCGAAGGCAGTTGAGGCTGAAATAATCCAATGATACAAGAACCAGAATCCAGACACGCAGACCACCTCAAAGATGGTGGGAATCTAGTTCGCCACTACATGGTCGAGCATGACGGCATCCAGCACAAGTGCCATACGCTATTCTACGCCTCGTACTTGGCCGAGAAACTCAACGCCAAGGTTTGGCATGTGGTGCTAGAGAAGCACATAAGACCATTTATAGGCGTTTGTCAGCACTGCCAGAACCGCAAGAAATACCGCGAGCTTCACCTTGTGGACGGCAACCGTGGGTCATTCCCGCCAGAGTACGACACCCTTGGGTGTGATGATTGTGATAGCGTTTACAGAATTGTTGATATTCTCATGGAAACTGGCGCATACAAGACCAACTCATGAAGTGGCGCACCCACCAGATCCTTTCCCCGCCTACCGATGAGGAAATTGCCCTCATGGAGCCAGAGGAGCTTATCGAGCTTCACAGGGTCTACCATGAGGCTGTGGACAACGCAGAACGCGACCCGTACCGCTTTGGCTTCCGACTCCCCCACTGGGCGAAGGCAGAGGATCAACTACAGGAGGTAAACGAGATTGTGGCACTAGGCGGCAACCGTTGCCTTGCTCCAGAGCAGGAGATTTACGACCCTGTACTCAAGCAAAGCAAGCGAGTTGACGAACTGGAATCTGATTTCCATGTCCAAGCATGGGATGGCGAGAAGGTTGTAATTGCCAAGGCGCAACCATCATTCAGAAAAAACAAACAAGAGATTTACGAGGTGATTCTAGACAACGGAGAATCATTCCGATGCTCAAAATCGCACCTTGTATTGCACAAACTTGGGTGGATGCCAGTTGGAGACATCAAGCTAAACGACGAGCTTTCAAGCCCATTCTGCGCTTGCCCTCTTCAGTCCAATTCGGAACACAACCCTTCAGTGTCACCTCAAGATGCCGGGCATTGTTCTCAAACAACTCAAGATTCTCAATGCGATTATCGTCTTTCACTCCGTTCTTGTGGTGAACAACCTCCGCACGGGTCAAGTAACGCCCAAGGTGCTTCTCCATCACAAGGCGATGCTCAAGAATGTAGCGCGTGTACTTGCGGGCATTTGGATGATTCGGGCAGTAAATCTCAATGTAACCGTCCTTGTTCACGATCCTGCCGCCTTTCCATTCGGGATGTCCTTCGCCGCTTCGTGGCCCTGTCCGCTGACATTGTATCCCGTGTTTTTTGCAAACCTTGTAGATCAACTTCGCGGTCACTCGTGGATCTAGCTCCTTTACCAGCTTTTCCGCTATATTCGCTTGAGTCCATCCATCAGCAATCCACTGGCGTATTTGATCTATTGGGTAAGGTATTGAGTTGTGCGTTGGCATACAGACACCCTAACTATTCCCGCCGAGTTGTCAAGATCAATTACCTCCGAGAAGATTATGTCTGGGATTTTCATGTTCCAGTTTACAATAACTACATTGTAGCAGGTGTTCCCCAACACAATTCGGGCAAAACCCAATGGGGCGCATTCTCCGTGGTTCGTGCCGCAATTGAAAACCCTAACTCCGAGATCATGTGCTTCGCGCAGACATCTGAGGTTAGCATCCGTCAGCAGCAGAGTGCCGTGTGGGACTGGCTCCCAGCCGAGCTACGCACGAAGCAGACATCCTCCGGGACATACATTAGCTACACGAAGAAGAATGGCTTTACTGACTCATCGCTCATCCTACCCAACGGCTCTCAGATCATATTTAAGACCTACTCCCAGTACCAGAACAACCCGACCATCTTGGAGGGAGCGGAGTTGGGTTCTCGCTCTCCTAATTGGCATAATGTGGGCGTGTGGCTGGATGAGTATTTGCTTGGCCCTGAGCTTATAAACACCCTGCGGTTCCGACTGGCAACCCGCAACGCAAAACTGTTGCTGACCTTCACGCCTATTGACGGGTACACGGAGGTGATCAAGGAGTATTTGGATGGAGCCACCAGCATAGAGAGCCGCGAGGCTGAACTGCTAAATGGCGAGCTTGTCCCCTATGTCCAGCGGAGTAAGAAGCGCAATGCCAGCGTCCATTATTTCCATTCACAGGACAACCCTTTCGGTGGCTACGAGCGGATTAAGGAGACTTTGGTTGGTCGGCCTAGGGAGGAGATCCTAATTC